GGCTAACCCGAATCACAAGATGTATGACCCCGATTTTCTCAAGGTCGATTCTGCGGCGCCGAGGCGCTTGGACGAGCACCTTACGCTTAACGGAAAGAATGGCTCTGAGGAGGAACTCACGTTGAAGGACGTGCTCGCCGACCCACACGCTCCAGATCCGTCGGAAGGCCATCCTGACATCAGCAGATCCCAGCTGTTCGGAATGGTGGCGTCGCTGCCGGATCGCGAATTCCGCGTCGTGACCCTGCGGTATTTCGGCGGGATGCGTCTCTCTGAAATCGCCACCAATATGTCTCTCTCAGAAACACGTATTTCTCAAATAGAGGGGATGGCACTCACCAGGTTGCGTAGCGAGACGACGCCGTGAGCGACGAAAACAAGCGGGCAGTGACGGGGCTGGTTCGGAAACTTGCCGGGTTGCCGCGCGACAAGGTGGAGGAGGTTCTGGCGGAGCTAGACCCTGCCTTCACGCGCGAGGTGCTGGCGGCGCTCACCGGCGGAATGCGCACAGAGGACCGTGCGAAGATCTTGCGGGTGGCAAGGCGTCTGGAGGAAGAATTCCGCCCCGATAACGACATAGAGCTGTATGCGTTCGTCGTCGAGGAGTGCGGTATCGGTGTTCCCCGCACAGGAGTGTGTGAAGGACACTGCGCCCCCTTCGACTTCATGGCAGACGTATATTTCGAGCGCGGCGACAGCGACAAGCTCGCGATCGGCAACCGCGGCTCGGGCAAGACTCAGATCATGGGCGCCCTGCACGCGGTGTGCGCCAGGACTAAGAAGAAATACACGAGCTGCACGGTGGGCGCCGTCGAGGCGCAGGCCTTGCGCGCATACGGGTTCTTTCGAGAGCTGATCGCCAAAGAGCGCTGGGCAAAGTTGGTCAAGGGGCGCGTGACGATGGCGAAGACTGAATTTGAGCATGGGGGCGTGGTGGAGATTGTCACTGGCACCATCACAGGTGTGAACTCTCCGCACCCGGTGCTCGCGCACTTCGATGAGGTGGAGCTGCTGCGCCCAGGTGTGTACGAAGAGGCCCTGAACATGGCGCAGAGCAAGAACGGCTACCAGGCAATGAATGTGCTTACGTCGAGCTGGAAGAAACCGAAGGGATTCGTTAGCAGCCTCGTGGATGACGTGCGCAAGGCAGAAATCGATGGGGCGCGTCCGCCATACCAGGTGTATCGCTGGTGTGTCTGGGAGACAACGGTGCGCTGCGAGCACGATTGTGATGCCTGTCCCTTTGCTGATGTGGTGCGAGGCGAGTGGGAGGACGGCACCAAGCGAACCTTCGAAAGCGCGTGTAAGAAGGGTTCTCCGAAAGAGGGCGTGGGCAAGCTCAAGTTCACTGATGGATTCGTGACCATTGACGATGCGTTGGGCAGATTTAGAAAGCTGCCTCGGCGCGTGTGGGAAGCGCAGCAGGAGTCCAAGCGTCCCACCCTGGAGGGGCTCATCTATGACGTGTTCGATCCTGATCTGCACGTTGTGGAGCGCTGGCACCCCGACCCAGCTAACGGTGTGATCGACTGCGGGCTCGACTTCGGCGGTACGGTGCCGCACGCCGCCTGTTTGTGGCAACACCTGGACGTGGAGGTAGAGCACAGGGGTCGGCGAATCCCAGTCGGAGCCCACGTGTGCTTTGACGAGGTATATGTGACCGGCGGCAATGTGCAATTCGCGCAGGCGATTCTGGCGCGCTTGGATTTCTGGCGTTCGGAATATCCGGGATTCGAGATGTCGTACTACGGGGACCCAGCGGCGCGCGCGGCGCGCGAAGACTTCGCCGCGTTGCCCAGTCTAGGACTGGGCGAAGCGATCAGAGTGAAGTTCTCCGGGGGTAACGACACGGTGGACCCCGGGATCGCGATGATTCGCGACCTCATGGAACGCGATATGGTGTACGTGGACGAAGTGCGTTGCTCCAATTGGATGGACGAGGTGGGGGGCTACGAGCGCAGTGAAACGACGGGAAAACCGGTAAAGGATGCCGATCACCTAATGGATGCCACGCGTTATCGATTCTGGACGCGTCACGCAATGACGCGGCGCCGCAACATGGGCGGTGGATCGGGATTGGTGGGCTCCGGGAGGCCACGCGCGGTGGTCGTGAAAGATGGCGAGCGCGGATGGGATCCGTCGGCACTCGGACAGGTGCCAGCGTATGGTAGGGAGGCGGAGGAACCAATGACGCCGCTGGTGGGGTCCATCCCACGAGGCTGGAGGGACATGTAGATGGCTAAAGTCAATGTGAGTGAGCTAGCGAAGCTCAACACACAGCGCGAGCCTGGCGATCCGCGGCTCACACCGGTGGACTACTCTCCACCCCTGGATCTGCGAGCGACGGCGCGCAACCTCGGAGCATTCGACCTAGGCTCGCAGGTGGGAAAATTTGATCCCGAGAAGATAACCATGAAGCAGCGCGCGAACATGCGACGCGATCCGCAGATCGCGCTCGGACTACATGTGCGCCTGGCGATGTTGGTGAATGCGCCGTGGCACATGGAGTGCTCAGACGCACAGGTCGCTGCTTTCGCGGACAATGCGCTGCGTGCGATCTACTCGCGATTGGTGCCGCAGATCTTCCAGGCGGTTGAGTGGGGGTTCCAGCCAATCGTCAAGCGTTTCAAGCGGGGGGTGCCCCTGTGGGAGTACGAGGATCCCGAGGATGAAAAGACAAAAAGAGTGTGGACTGACGATGGCGTGCAGGCAGTGCTGTGGGACGATTTTCGCACGGTGCGTCCGGACGGCGCGGAGGTGGTACTGCGCCCCGACAAAAAGACATTCGCTGGATTCAAACACCCGGAGATCACGCGTCTCGATGGCACCGAGCTGACCGTGCCCGCGTCACATGCACTCTGGGTCACGTGGGGATTCGACGAGAACTTCGGCGATTGGTACGGCTATCCGCTTACCGGGTACGCCTTCCGTTATTGGTGGAGCTACTGGTATCAGTGGCTCTTGGCGGATCGCCACATGGAGCAAGACGCTGATCCTCCGGTGAAGGCGTCGTACCCACCTGGATCCAGCCCCGATCCCGATAACCCCAATTCGCTCATTCCGAACGTGAACGTCGCACTCAAGGCGGGGCAGATGTTGCGGGATGGGGCAACTGTAGCGGTACCCTCGGATTACTACGAGGTAGATACCACCGGCAACCTCGCGCGCGGGGCGCGCAAGTGGGACATCGAGTTCATCAAGGGCGGGGAGAACATCAAGGCGTTCCACGAGAGCTTCCGTTATCTGGATGTGATGAAACTGCGCTCGGTGTTGGTGCCGGATCAGGCACTGGCGGGAGCAAGCGGGTCGCTATCGGGCAACGTCGTTGGCGAGTACCGCACTGCGATGGCTGAGAGCCAGGTGCTCATGGCGGAGTGGTTGGATCGCCACATCAATGACTTTATGATTCCGGACCTGTTGGAACAGAACTTCGTCGATCCTCCCGAGTGTCGCAAGGTGACGGATCGTTTCAGGGAGCAGGACGTGGAACTTGGGCACCGACTCCTGGAGATCGCTACCGCTTCTGACCCGTCAGCAACGCAGATCGACTTCCGCGGATTGGCGAAGCGCTCGGAGATGCCGACGTTGACGCCGGAGCAAGTAGAAGAGGCAAAGCGCGAGCGCGAGAAGATGCAGCAGCAACAGCAGGAGCTGAAGGATCGGGCCGCGGGTACTTCTAACAGCACAAGCAGTGGACGCAACAACGAAGATCGGTCGAGGATCGCGGATGCCCGGGACAACGCTCGTGAGGCTCGTGAGTGATTGTCGAAGCCAAACTTATAGTGGCTCCGCTGCTCGCGGTGGGGGTGCTGTTCAATCCCGTACTAGGTGCCTTCCCCCACGAGTTACGCATCGCGCTCGACGTGGCGGCTCTGGCGATCCTCTTTGCCGGGTTTCTCGTTCTCGGAAGGCTCCGAGCTGAGAAAGCCGCTGCCGAGGGTTCGGCGAAAGCGTGGCACGAGGAGCGCGACGCTTTTGCGTCTAAGGTTGATCGACTAACGGTAGATCTCATCGTGACGCACGAAGAAGTCGCCAGCCTGAGAACCTTCAACGCTGATCTACAGAATCGCCCCAACGTCGATGGCTTGGTAGTTCAGATGGAGCAACTGCGTGTCAGCGTCGAGGAAATATCCCATAAACTTCGTCTCGAACTTGGGAGTTGACGTGACCGATAGTGGAAAGTGCAATCCGACCAAGGAGGAAAGATGGTAGAGCTGCTTAAGCAGTTCGCGAACGACGAGATGGTCATCACGATCGCGGCGCTTGTCGCGCTGGACGTCGTGCTGGGAGTAGCAGCTTCGCTCAGGGATCCGTCCCAGAGCTTCAGGCTCTCGTACCTGGCAGACTTCCTTCGCAACGACGTGCTCGGGAAGATGGTCCCGTATTACGCCGTGTGGGTGGCTGTAAATCTCGGTGGCGACTTCGAGATCGCGGGAATCCCGGCGATCGAGGACGGCGTAGGCGCACTCGTCGTCGTTGCCCTCGGTGCTTCGGTGCTGAACTCGCTGCGCGACATGGGGCTATGGAAGGCTGCTCCAGAAGTGCTTGCGGGTCCGGATCCGGGGTCGAACCCACCCGCGTAGGGTGCGGTCAATGACATGAGTGACCGATCTCCGTTAGGGATGGAAGGGCGAAAGAACGGATTCCATCCCCCCGGCGTGGTGGCAGTGCCGTGCGGGGATAGCTACCGCTCTGCGAAGAGCGCGCTTGACCTTGTGGGCATTCAATTGCCGCCCAGCACAAGAATCGACATGCGTATGGGGATGGATGTCTCGCTCGCGCTCAACACGATCGTGCGCGAGGCGCTTGAAGATCCCGACGCTGCCTGGGTATGGTTCCAGGCCGATGACCATCTGTATGAAGATGATCTCCTTCTCCGACTCCTGGACAGGAATGTAGATGTGGTAGTGCCGCTCATTCGGCGTCGCAATCCGCCCTACGACCTGGTGATCTACAAGGATGAGAGTGTCGAGATCACGGAAGACGGTATTCCGACCGCAAACTACGAGCTGTTCGCCGCGGAGGAGATCCCGGCGGAAGGCTTGCTGCCGGTGCACGCCGCCGGAAGCGGTGGAATGCTGGTACGTCGTCGCGTCTTGGAGGCTATCGATGCTCCTTGGTTCGAGAGCAGCAGTGGCGCCTTCGTGAACGACGATCTCGAATTCTGCCGCAAGGTGCGGCTAGCTGGGTTCGAGATCCACGCGGACGTGGAGGCAGTCATGGGGCATGTGTCCCAATATGTTGTACGTCCCGAGCGTCAGAACGATCGATGGGGCATCACCCTCGATTTCGGCGCCGGAAAGGGTGACAACAAGATCTGGTTCGGGGAGGACCCGAGACGGGTCGCAGAGCGGCAAGCGGAGATGGCACGATGAGTACAACCATCGAGGGACACCCTCACGCGATTGGCATTAACCCCGAGAATGGACAGGAGTCCAGAATTACTCTGTGCTCCGAGTGTGGCGAGCTGAGGACGATTCTCTGGCTCACCGGCGATCGCTGGTATTGCCACACGTGCCGCAACTCGGGCGTGGCAAATTCCAAAGTCGTACCAATACACAACCCCGCACGGAGGAGGTGAAGTAGATGGCAGAAATCTGGCCTGACGAAGGTTTGGACATCGTGCTGGAGATCTTCCCGCGCGGCGGTACTAACCTGACGTCCACATTCCTGACGCTGTTCACGGCGTTTTCGGCATCGACGGTGGGTACCGCCGGGCAGTTGGCGGATGCGTACACAGAACCGTCCGGAGGTGCGTTCGCTCGACAGACGATCACATCTGGACAGTGGGGCGCAATCGCCGCAGGTTCGGGTGGTCGAAAGACGACAGCGGCACAGATCACGTTCCCAACGGCAACCGCCGTGTGGGGCACGATCAACGGGTTCTGGCTCGCCAACATTCTCTCGGCGTCTGGCGACAAGTGCGTGTTCGCGGCGAACTTCGACGACACGACGGCCGTGACCATCAACACGAACGACATCATCAAGGTTACTCCGACCGCTCAGTATAACAATTAGGCCGTTGATATAACGGACTAGTTGCGACGTGTCATACCCGCAAGTGTTACAATGCGGGTATGACACGTCAGCTTTGTACGATCGTCGAAGACGGCATAGGGGCAGCTCTCGATGTTGCGATGGTCGCTAGGTTGGGATGAGGGACTGCTAGACACCTAACCGATCCCATAAGGAATGGTGTCCGTCGTTCCTCCGGTGATATCCGAACATCGCCATCCCAAGACTGGGCATCACCGATCTGAAGTAGTGTGGCTTTCGTGAGTCGCCGCCGCCTGGACAGGGATGAGCCTCGGCTTCAGTTCCCTGAGAACGCCCAAGCGCGCGAGATCGCACTGCGGCGGTTCGACATC